TACAACCTTTCTGTTCGCGGTTTATCTGCGATGGATGTTCCTCCTTACAACTGTCAGTCACCAATGATGATGCCGATGTTCCAGAGATTATTTAACGTGCCTTCTACGTTTATTTTGATGGATGGTTTCAGAATGTACGATAAGAACGGTAAGGAATATAATCCTTCTGAAGGCGGTAGACCAGAGGTTTAAATGGCTGATTTCGGTGAGATTGTAGACGGCACTTTTGTGCTTTCTCCTGAACAAGTAGAGATTAGAAAATATGGCTTCAGCGAGATCAAAGCCAGTGGTATTCCAACCATTTACCATGCTGGCGATGTGGTAAACCTCCCCTACACCACAGGGGAAACCTCCACGATCGAGGCTATTGGATTGGCGTGGTCTGCTTTTTCTAGTGGAGTCGGCCCAGCTTAAACTGGGTATATCGAACCACAGAAAATACAATGCCTTTACATTTTGATCGAGTTGATTCTGCGCTATTTGATGTCTATAAAGTCCAAACTTGTTCGGGTAAACCCCTAGAAGTTATTACTGCAAGCGGAGGAGCGAACTATATCCTTCCCGCTGGCGTTGCTGGTGACGCTTTTGGGAGATTGCGGGTTTCTAACCCCACGACCTTATTTGACAGCCAGCATCGTTATCAAGAAAACGACAAGTGGAGTAACGTCATTAGCGGAAGTGCTTCTACGACTTACGTCGCAGATGAGAGCGCTGTAAACCTGACGGTCACTGCAGCTTCTGGCGATGCTGTTTACAGGGAAAGCAAGAAGGTTTTCCCCTATCAGCCAGGGAAATCCCTGTTGGTTTTTGCCTCCCATTCTTTTGCTGATGACCAGACCAACCTAAGACAACGTGTTGGATACTTCGGTACCGAAAACGGTGTGTACTTTGAGAAGGATGGCGAGGATCTTTTCTTTGTCCTGCGCTCCAACGTAAGCGGCTCCGTGGTTAATACACGGGTTGCACAGACGAGCTGGAATGGAGACAAACTGGATGGGAACGGTGCATCTGGCGTCACACTGAACGCTTCGAGAGCCAACATCCTGTGGATGGATTTGGAATGGTTAGGCGTTGGTGACGTCCGTTGTGGTTTTGTTATTAACGGTGAGCTTATTCTTTGCCATACATTCAGAAACACCAATACCAACAACAGCACCTACATGACAACCGCAGCATTACCGCTGCGCCAAGAGATTGAGACCACAGATACCGTCGTTTCTGGTACGTCTGCAAAACAGATTTGCAACACGGTTATTTCTGAGGGTGGTTATCAGGTTGCAGGTGACACCTACTCTGTTGACAGGGGAACCACAAACGCATCCCTGGATGACGCAGGCACCACATATCCGGTTATCACACTGCGTCTCAACTCATCTCGGCTTGATTCCGTTGTGGTCCCACAGGCAATTGAAGCTGTGGTGACGAGCAACGCCAATATCCGTTGGAGTCTGATCAAGAACGCAACCTTGTCTGGAGCCAGTTACAGCACCCATTCCAACGGTAATGTTGACTTTGACATCACTGCTACCGGATTGAGCGGTGGAACGACTGTTGCCGCAGGGTACTTGGAGAAGCGTGGTCAGATTAACTTCAGCGGACCTACCGATTTCACCTATCAGCTTGGTCGTACCGCCAGCGGTGTGAGCGACACCCTTACAGTTGCCGCTGAACCCACGACCAACAATACGGATGTTCTATTTGCGGTCAAATGGGTTGAAATGCTGTAACTAAATGTTAAGCTTTGCTTATATTGTATAATTTTATTAAGTCTCACGAGACTCATTAAGAGCGCATTAACCATTTGCGACTGGTGCGCTCCTTTGATTAGGGTTCCGGTTACACCAATGCAATACAGTCATGACCCATACCCCTCCTACAGACCAGACGATTGTTGACGAGTATTTTCGGCTTCGTACCTGCCGACGCCACGGCAAGCTGGCCTGGCTGTTTGGTATGATCGCCACCTATGGCCTGACTCCTGACGCCCTAGAGGGCTTCCAGTGGGCCGAGGGCGCATCTATCCACATTCCTGGTAAGAAGCGTCCTATAGCCCCTTTACACCCGCAGTGGGCTATTATCTTCCGCCTAAAAGAAGAGCAGCCCCGCGAGGTGCAGGACTGCTTGAAGGCGTTGGCTAAAGATTTGTACTGTGCGATGGCTTATCAGAAGGTGGCGGTCAACATCACCGACCTTCTCCTTTCGCACCAGCTACGCAAACGGCACTATCACTCCGTCAAGCAGCCTCAGAAACGACACCGTTCTTTTGCAGGTGTTTCCTGATCGCAGTCACGTTCCAGCGATAGCTGTCACGGGAGAACGTGTCTGAGAAGGCTGCGAAGTGCGGCCCGAGCTTCAGTGTGCCGTCATCGCGGTACTGAAAGAGAGTTTGACGGTCAAGGCCCAGCATCTTGCCTGCCTGGTTGGCAGACACCCAGGGGGACTTGGTAGCCATGTCGCTGTAGGCGTGAATACCCAGTTAACGTATTGAGTCGAGAAGACTTGTCAAGGGGGTTTAGAAAGTCTTTATCTCTTTGTTTTGAAGTGTAAATATTGGCGCTTTAGAATTAGTTAGCGGCAACTAAAGAGTATGTTCAATAGTGAACAGGATCCCCTCGCCCTGCTCATTGAATTAACTCCTAAGCTAGCGAAGAAACGTTATCGGCAATCCATATATGACGCCTGGGATTGCAAATGCGGTTATTGCGGAGATAAAGCCACTTCATTAGACCATATTGTACCTAGATTTCGCTCTGGCTCTAGTAACCGAAACAATTTAATTCCTGCTTGTAGAAGATGCAACGCCAATAAAGCAAGTGCAAAAATGGAAGAATGGTATCAACAGCAAGAATTCTTTACTCAAGCTAGGATGGATAAAATTGAATCCTGGATGAGCCAGGAATTTATTGATTTTTCCACTGTTTGTCCAAGTACTCTTGGCTACGTAGCTTGATATGGGCCTTACTTATTCTCCGGAGAAAGGATGGAAGGTTAGTTACGAACCTATACAGAATAAAAAAAGTTACCAAGAATACGCAGAATGGAATGGGGCGCGTGTTCGTGTTGCAGACAGCAACGGTAATCGGGTTGGCGTTGGTTATTGGGATGTTATTAACGCTTTAAACGCAGCGGGAATCCCAAACCCAGAACCGTGGAATGCAGAAAAAAGTCTTTGGGGTGCGGTACGAAATGCACAAAATAACGTCGATTGGACCAAAAGGATCAATGACGATATTGAAGCGGACAACCGAATAGCCAGCGCAAAAAACGCTGAATACAACAAAGTTTTGACCGTAGCTAACGGGACAAAAGGTGGAGATTATTTAAAAAGAAAAGAACTTCTCAAAGACGTAGACCCAAATTTACTGGCACGTTTTGATCTGTTTTATACCACTGAGCACGCCAACCCTGCCAAGGTTACATGGGATGTAAACCTAGGAGCTAAACCTGCCTATGGGACATTTGATGCTAAGTACTATAAAAAGCAAAATCCAGAAGTTGCGGCAGACTGGACAACAGCTGTACAGTTAGGTGACTTAGATATACTTAACCGATACACTGAAGATTCTTACTATTTACAGCATTACACGACATCAGGAAAAGCAGCAGGTAATCGTGGTAATGCACCAGAAGAGCTTTCAATTGCTGCTTCTTATAGCGAAAAACCAACCGACAAGGATTTTGAAGACATCCGGACCCTGCAACTTGGGGTCGATACCGGCACTCAGTCCGAACGTTTATTGCGGGTACCAGAAGTCGCTGCTCAGTGGGAAGCAGCAAAACGAGATGATCCCTACTGGGATGGATTAGCGAAGGAATACTTCTTGGATGTCAGCAAAGCAGACGACTTTGCTGCGCTGTTCCGTTTGTCCCAACGGGAAGAAGATAAGGACATCAAGTTCAAGTATGCAATGGAAGCGGGCCAGCCCACCGGTATTACGGACCTGGAAGACGCCATCTCTACTGCCGTCGGCTCAAAAGCCCTGGTAGACGTCAAGAAATTTGGCGCATTAACCCAGGACGTTTTAAAAGAAACGATCAAGGAGATGAACAAAGCCCGTGAGCAAGAACAGATGCTCGACCTTTACAAGGGCTTTAGTGGCTTTAATGAAATCACCGGCATTAACCAGACGCTGACTGAAAGCATCTTGGGTGATACAGGTGTTGGCGGCATCCTGTCGTTTACTGGCGGCGGTAAAGCCGAGGAGTCCCTGGAGAAGAGTCTTCAGAACATCACAGGTGTGCAGAATGAAGCCACTTACAACTGGCAGCAGTGGTTCGACACCACTTTGAAAGAGCGTTATCAGGACGATATCGAACTTGGTTATACAGCAGGTGAAGCAGAGCAGAAAGTCAAGATTGAAGGGGACTTTGCCCGTCAGTTCATTGACGATTACCTGATCCCTCGTTTCAACACTTCTCGTTCCATGGACGAGTTTGTTGAATATCTCGATGTCCGGCAGGAAGAACAGAACCCCTTCCAGACCCAAGATATTGTTAACGCTACC